TAAAGACGTAAGTCGAGCATCTACTTTAAACTAAGTAGAATCACTTACGGAAGCGCCTTCCGCTTCACGGTCACGAGTCGGACTAGCAAGTTTAATCGCTGCGTCTCGTGTCATCTATATGTATTATATAATAAACCGGATTGGACCGGTGGGGAAGATTACCCCTATAGAAATTTCCAATTAAGTATTTAAAGTCCTGAAACCTGCCTGGGGTCATCCCCCTAGGCTGCAGTTTATGTCAGATTAAGCTAACCAATCAATTGGCGCCTCTGATCACAGTTTTCCTTTAATCTAGTAATTATTTCTTTCCATTTATCTTATTAGTTATCATATTTCATATATTCTAATCCTAAGATAGGACTGATAGTACGTGATCTATATATACATTGATACATATATATAGCGTATAGTCAGTGATCTATCGAACTGTTAGAACAATTAGTTTCGATATAGACACCACAAGAGGTGAAACATGTTCACTCTTTCCGAGGTTTGACGATACGATAATGTCTCGTATGGATTTCCTGCCTCTTGGCGGCAAGCCCGTGTTACTTCATAATTGGGTGTATCTATTTATTACGAAGCTATTACCTTATAAGGCAACAGAGTACTGTCCAACTCTAATGTTGACAGAGGTCGCGGTCGGTGCGGGGGTGAACGTTAAAGTTTGTCCTGCTAACCACGAGACTTCAAGATCAATTGCATAATTGTTCTCGGCACCTATCAGGGTCACCTGCTCGGATCGAGTAGAAGAACCAGATAAGGCGGGAGCAACTGGAGTTCCAGTCGCGACAGTGCCATAAATAGACACTAGTCCTTGATATGCAGATGTTGCAGTCAGGGTAGTAGGACCTGTTATTGATCCAGAAGGGATCAAAGGAGCGTTCGAACCTGTCGCAGAGACAAGTACAGGTGCGCCAGAGGTTCCAGAGAACTTGGCATACTTCGAGTTTCCGAGTGCTGGGTTGTTGAGCTGAGGTGTCATCAATTTAACTCGATAATCTACGTACAACTCACCAACGGCATTGCCATTGGCTTGGCCTTGAGTCGAAACAAACAAGTTTCCAGTGTCATAGAGCTTCACATCCTGGTTGGCCGATAATGCGCCTTCACGGACATTAAAGGTTGACCTCTTGTGAAGATTTTGGGCAGAGGAGTGTTGCTTGAAACTTTCCCATGGAGATGATCGCTTGTAATCTTGATAAGATGCAAGCTGAGACTTCTCAACAGGCGTCGGGTCTGAGGCGTCGTAATCGACGGCAAGCATGACCGACCCAGTGGTACTAGTTGACGACATTGTTTCAAACTCAAAATCGAGTTTCTCGAAACAATAAGACTCGTAGAGACTAGCCATTTGGCTAAGCCAGGGAAACGAGAACGGAAGACCAGGATTAACAGGAATCTTAGTAACATTGTAGTCCACGGATCCAGGAATATCAGTAATGAATTCCCGATGGGAGACGATAATGTCACCGTTTGGCCTCCGAGAGAAGTTAGGAGCACCTGTTCTCATCACGCGTGTCTGAGCCACACTGGCTTTGACCGTATGATTAGAGCGGGCCGGACCCTTTGGTCTCGGCTTCGGTTTTCTCTGTTGGTTTTGCGATAAGAGCTTCGCACCAGGTGTCGTAATGACTAACGCCCTGGTTTGTTGTTGTTGTTGTTTGTTCATGTATTGGATCCCTCTGAACATTGGAGGGACTGTACATCCTAGAACCGACCTAACCTTCAGCATTTCTTTCAGATAGGTACGTCATCCGTGCAGTCTCTTGACATTTAGTAATGTTAATCTACTACTTTGCGTATGAGTGGATTTGACTCCATTTATCTATCCCTATGGTGTCGATTGTTAGTCGATCACACAAGAGCTCATTATAAGTATTCAAACATTAGCACTTAGTACGGAACTATTAAGTCGCTCATCGGCAACACCGTTTTGGATGATTCAATTTCTAGAACCCAATGGCTACCGGTTGCCAACCATCATAATCCTATCCCATACAACTTCGAGAGATAGGGGGCGAGTTTAACGTCTTCGGAGGACGGGCCTTAATATGATTAACAAACAAAGGAGTCAGTATCAACTCCTTCACAAGCAAGTGATCGGACTAGAGCCTCCACACTTTCAAGATACACAGGTCTATCTGGTTTTCTTTTAACAACCATGATCCTTTTAACATTCTCCCTTTCATGGTAGAAGTGTACTCCATACCGACACATTTTCTTTAAATTAGGAAATGTAATGTCCCGGTAGGGGAATCGGGTGTCTTCCCAGGCATCTGTATCCACCGCTGTGACGTCCCAAGGTTGAGACATCTTTTCTTCCAAGAGAGTGATTGGGTACCCTGGTAAGGGGCCATCACCTATAGTGAAAGGTATACCGGCATACTGTTTAGTAATGATACCATGAGCAACAGCCAATTGAGAACGTTCTATCTTAAACTTCCAATCCGAAGGTGGGATCACTCCCATACCTCCCAAAATTTCCTGAATAAAGAGATTCCTTGTAAAAGGTTTCCCATTATAGGTTTTGGATCGAGTTTCTTTAAGTATCACGTCCTTATTAACTTCTAAGGTCTTTTTAAGGAGATCAACTTGTCTACCCGGCAATGCGCCTGACAATAAACAGTTGAAGTTAACAACAAAACCCTTAGATGGGTCGGCACTCATATGTGCAGAAGCTAACTTTGGACCCTCTTCTGTTTTACCTTGGACTTTATGTAATCCAAAGAAGAGTCCCGTATTTAAGTAATTGATCGCGTAGGGATGTCTTAACTTCTCCCCTAAATGAAGAGGGAAGTGTACTGACTGTGAGTTTATATTAATATACTCTCTATGTTGGTAGGCTTTACCAATTGACATTTCCAAACCAACTTTCTTACCGATACTCACGTGCTCATCCCACAAATCTTTAGGCGATGCATATAGCATGTCATCACCATTTATCAAAACGTGATTAATCCGTTGCTCATTAGTCCATTCCATCTTTCGATGGAGGGAGTAAGTGGCATTGAGATAAACACCAAGATTTGCGAGGCAGAGTATTGGAAAGGAAAGGATGGAGCCCATCAACTGACCATTTTGTTGTGTTCCGCGGAACTCAACTTTACCAGTCTTATCTCCCTTCTTAGGGTAGTAAAGATTGTGTG